GGTTTATCCAATAGGACACCTGATTATATAATATTAAGAGATGATTTAAACTTGGTTGTTATAGTTGAGACATCTTATTCTTCTAAAAAAGCAAAAGGGATATATTCAAAAGGCTTAAATAAGGAAACCTCTAAGTATTTTGATGAAATATTTCTGATTGAGTCTAGAACTAATTGGAAAGTTGAGTACATTCCTTTGATATTTTTTGATAATATGGGATCTAGTTCTTCCATTCAGGACTCATTTTTCTGTGATCAGCAATTAAAACTTAAAAGTCTCTTCAAATATAGAAAGATCGATGAGTATGATAATTGCTTAAGAAAAACCTTTGAACTAAATAGAGAAGTTTATGATAGAGGATCTACAATGAATAAGTGTTTTTCTCTTTTAGACACAATTATTGATTTAAATGATATGACTAAATTCAAAATTGTTGAATTTAATTATAATACTTTATTATTTTTACATCCTTCCATTTCAGCTTTTCCTAGATTAATCATAGAATTTTTGTTTAAGAAAGATATCATGAGGAGTACTAATGAAAATTTGAACTTATTTTTATCTTGGGTTAAAAAGATGAGATTCAAGTCTTATTCTGGTATTGCCAATATTTTAATAAAGAACTCATTGTCTATGTTTGAGGATTGCAAGACTGATTATGATATCGAAATAAGGAAAAGAGAAAGACAAAATTATTTAAAAAATAACTATTGGTCAATAATCGGAGATCTAGATGATTTGATCCCTAAAGTTATGAATTCTAAAATCAGAGATAAGGCCATAGGAAATCAATTGATTGGACCTTTAACGTCTGAATATGTGGAACCCACTTGGAAGCCTATTGAAAAACCAGCTTCATCACTGAATTTTATTATGAATGAACAAATAAGAATTTTAAATGAAAACAATAAGTCACTTTCATCTTCAAAACTTGATATTATAAAAGAATTGGCTTCAGAAAATGAATCAAAGAAAATTTTTAGTGTTAATGTATTTAATTTCATTAAGGGTCAACTAAGAGGGGAAATAAAGGTGTGTATTAAATCAATGGAAGAATTTGTAAAACACTTAAAAAATGATATTAGCTTATTAATCAATTTACCCTTAATAGAGTTAACAATGGAAAAAAATAATATTGTGAATGAAAAATCTGTAATCTCACACTTACTTAAGCCTGCTGAAAACAAACTAATAAGTCATAATTTTGAATTTAGAGAATGTGTCATTTCCGATGACTCAGACACTCATTACTTAATTGACTTCTCAGAAATAAGATTTGTAATTAGATCATATAAAATGTTTTTCTCTAATGAATTAGTTAATTATGAGAAGCTATCTGAAGTTCCTATCAATAATGATAAATTGGATGTTTTTAATTTGCCTAACGATTATAAATATGAGGATAAAGAAATTGAGGAAAGCATAAATGATTCTATTAGAAGATATAATAAATTGATTAATAGTTGTGATTTCTTATACACTAATAGAACTTGTCCTATGAATATCGAAGATTTTAAGCAAAAGACACTGAGTTTATCTAAAATGTCAATAAAAGATGAGTATGATTCAAAATGTCAAAAGTCATTTTTGATATCTAAACAAAGCAATCCTTTAAATTTTGAGTCTTTCTTAGATATTATAGCTTCTAAATATGAATCCAATAACGAAAGGAATTTAAAAAATATTTTAGATTTATCAGAAAAAAAAGATTATTTTGTAGGTCCTTATGTAATTAGGAATAGATTAATCTACATAGGAGATATTGAAGTTTCAATCTTGACTTGTAAAGAAGACTTATTAAATTTATTAAAGAACATGTACATTGTTGAATA